ATAAGCACCACCTTGAGCAACAGCCAAACCACCACGACCTTGTTGTTGGAGTCTGTTTTGCAGATTAGCTAACTCTAACTCTCTGCCTGGTGCTGCGGCTCAAGCGGGACTTCAGGCTAGTGTTGGTCAGCTAGGTCGTGGCATTGCGGGTGCTATGGGCATTGAAGACCCACAACTAAAGATAATTAGTGCTAGAAACACTATTGCCCAACAGATAGACCAGACTAACCCTGAGTCAATCCTACAAGGCGCTCAGATGTTGGCACAAGCAGGCGACCAACAAGGTGCTATGGCATTGGCTCAGTATGCTCGTCAAGCTCAAGGCGAGTTGGCACAAGTGCAGCAGAGAAAAGCAGCGGCATTTGCCTCAATTGCGCAAGCTACTCGTGAAAAAGTACAAGCCTCTCCCAAAGAAGTTCAATTGGCTAAAGAAGTTGCCTTGTTGTCAGGCCCAGAAGGTTCACCTGAGTACAACACAGCTTATGCTGCATCTCTCACAGGTCAGATTTCTAAAGATCAAAAAGAGAAGTTATCTGCATTTGGTCAAACTTTAGTTGACGCTGGACTTACACCAGGTACTGAGCCATTCCAAAAGCGTATGCTTGAATATGCGAATGAAAAGCTCAAAGGGGCGGCTAAAGGAACTGGCAACGTCACTATTGGCGGCATCAATGTTGATACAGGTGCGGCATCTAAGAAGGCTGGAGAGATTATTGGCACAAACGTAGCCAATATTGAACAACAGTTCTCTCTGAAGACAGCATTTGATGACGCTATCAAACTGGTCAACCAAGGCATTTATGCGGGTGCTTATGGCCCTGAAAGACAGTTTGCGGCTAAGTTTGCAGGTATTGGTAGCCCACAAAAGGTTGAAAATACTGAAGTATTCATGTCAAATATTGGTGAGATTGTTATTCCAAGATTGCAACAATTTGGTGGCAATGACTCTAATGAAGAGTTGAAATACTTGCAAAAGGTTGTTGCTGGTGAACTTCGTATGGAGCCAAAAGCAATGTTGCGTGTTTTGGAAAGTGCTGAAAAGAAAACTCGTAACAACATTGAGCGACTGCAGAAACAAGTGTCTACTAGCGGTAAGGGTGAGCCTTTACCAGTTACACCAATGAACGCACCTCTTGGTTCACCTCAAAATCCAATTAAGCTAAAGGATAAGTAATCATGGCTACCATTTATGAATACAAAGGTGTTTCTTATGAGTTGCCAGATGGATTAACTGAAGACCAAGCTCTCTCCAGAATCAAGAGTTCTTTAGAGCCAACACCTAAAGAAGCCCCTGTTGAAGCACCAACTTCAGGCTTTATGATGGGTTTGAAAGACCCTATCAGCGCAGGCGCACAAATGCTTCCTCGCGCATTGGCTTACGCAACAAGTTTGGGTGGAACAAAGCCTAATTCATTGAGTGAACTTCTTACAAGAGAAGCTCAGCGTGTTAACCAAATGGTGCAATCTGAAGAGAAAGCCTATCAAGCACAGCGTGAAAAACAAGGTGAAACAGGTTTTGATTTTGCTCGTTTGGGTGGAAACATTGTTAATCCCGCTAGTATTGTTCCCGCTGCTCGTGCGGCTCAACTTGCTAAAGCGGCAGGTGTTGGTGCATTAGGTCAAACAGTTACTGCTGGCGCTGTGAGTGGCGCTATGCAACCCGTTGTTCAGGGTGATAACTTTGCTGAACAAAAGCTAGAACAAACTGGTTTTGGCGCTGTAACTGCTCCTATTGGAGAGAAGGTTGTTAAGGGTGTTTCTCGTGCTTTAAATCCTTTGGTTTCTAAAGCAGAACAAACCATGCGTGATCTTGGCATTACGCCAACCACAGGACAAACTTTAGGCGGTCAATTTGGAACGCTTGAAGAATTTGCACAAAACTTGCCTTTGATTGGTGAAAGCATTAGCAATGCAAGGCAAAGAGTTTTATTTGACTTTAACAAAGGAATAATTAATAAAGCATTAGATAAAGTAAAAGACAAATTGCCTGCCGATGTGGTTGGCAGAGATGCAATCAAATATGCTTCAGATCAGGTATCTGATAAATATGATGAAGTATTGTCAAAGATGTCATTTGATTTGGATTTTGCAACAACAAGCAATATTCTTTCATCATTGAGTAAAAATACAGCTTTGTCTGCCGATCAAAGACAAAAAGTTTCTGAAACATTGAATAATATTGTTTTTGGTAAATTTTCTGGTCAAAAATTAGATGGTAAAACATTTAAAGGCATTGAGTCTGACTTGCGTAAAAAAGCTAGTGACTATTTAACAGGAGGTACAGCTTCTGAAAAAGAAATTGGTGAGGCGCTCAGTGGTGTTTTAGGTGTAATGAAAAAAGAATTGTACTTTCAAAACCCAAAACAAACACCACAATTGCGTAGAGTTGACAGTGCTTACAGTGATTTATCTGTAATCAATATTGCTGCCGCTAATTCTGGAGCAGATAGTGGTGTGTTTACCCCAAAACAATTTTCAACCGCTGTTAGACAAGCTGACAAAACAAGAAATAAATCAGCATTTGCCAAAGGTACAGCAAAAAGCCAGCAAATATCAGATGCTGGTGTGCAAGTTCTTGGGAATCAAGCAGGTGCAACATTAGAAGGAAATATTGCTACTAGAGTTGCTGGTGGTTATGGAATGTTGACAGAACCAATAATTGCTGCTGGTTTAATGACTGGTGTTCCAACTATGTACAGTGCTGCTGGACAAAAGGCTTTGGATATGGTGTTGCGCTCTAGACCTGATTTAATGAGGCAAGCTGGTGGTATGTTGACACGAGCATCTCCTCAAGCTGGCGCTGTATTGGCTCCTAGCGTAATAAATCAATACAACAGAGCCGAGCGTATGCCTCCACAATTAAGATTTCCAACAGACTTGGAGTAATCCATTGATCCAATCTCTATTTGTCTTCTTGCGGCTGGTTTGGTCAAAAACATCCAAGCTGGCTGTGAACTCTATAAGCAAGCTAAAGAATCTTTTGTCGAGATCAGGAACACTGCTAATGAAGTTATTGCCATTGGCAAAGAGGTTAAAGGATTTTGGGGTACTCTGCGTAAACTATTTGGCGGTAGTCCCAAGCCTGAAACTGCAAAGTCTGTGGCAAAGGCTAAAAAGTCTGACTATGTTGCTGTTGACGAAACTCAAGTCAAAGCTGAAATCGTTAAGAACCTGAGTGAGTTCTTCAAGTTACAGGAACAGTTAGAAGCGCACATCAGGGAGTCAGAGGAGAAGGCTAGGACTGTAGTCTTTGCTGATGATGTGAACTTGATGGAAGAAGCCCTAAACAGGGTTTTGGCACAGCAAGAGATGGAGAGGTTGGTAGTTCAGATCAGAGAGTGCATGGTCTATCAATCTCCACCTGAGATGGGTGCTTTGTATTCAGAAGTGTTCAGCATGAGAGACATCATTGCTGCGGAGCAAGCAAAAGCAAGGAAGATGCGGGATGCAGAATCATGGCTACGAAAGGAAAGGGAGCGACTCCTAGCAGAAAAACAAGCATACCTGTTGGTAACTTTCCTATTCCTAATATACCTATGGATGGTAATAGGTCTGGTAAGCAAGATTGGGAGAGCGTAGTGGGATGGATTGCTGCTTGTGTTCTTGTCGTATTGTTGTTACCTGTTTTAGGTATGCTTTACATGGATGTATTGCAAGCAAAGCATGAAGCGAAACAACAGCAGGAAAAAGTGCAAAAGCTGATTAAAGAACTTGAAAGGGAAAAAAATGACAAAGCAACTTGAGAAAGATTCAGCCTACAACCAGTTTGATACCGATCATGATGGTGTAGTCACCGATGCTGAGTTGGCTAGATCAGAGCGCATGATTCTCATTGAGAACATGGACAAGATGGCTGACCAGCAGCGGGTTATGGCTTGGGCGGCTTTAGGCGCACCCCCTGTTTTAATTGCATTCCTTGCTTCTGCTTGGGTGACGCTAGAAAAAGTTAATGCGTTGGCAGGACTTACCACTACTTACTGTGCGGCAATGGGGACTATTGTGGTTGCGTTTATGGCTGCTCAAGCCTATGTTCGTGGAAAGACAGGCGAATGAGTCTATTTAATCCTTGGGTGCTGTTGAGCATCTTGATGGCAGTAGTTGGTGCTTTTGGTAGCGGTTATTACAAGGGTGGCGAGGATGAGAATGCTCGTCAACAACTTGAGATTGCTGCCCTTAATGCTGAAGCTAGGGTAAAGGAACAAGCCCTTATAACTGTTGTTCAGACCCAATCCACCAAACTTCAAAAGGCAAATCAAGATGCAAAACTTGCTCAACAAAAGCGTAATGCTGACATTGACTCTGGCGCTTTGCGGTTGCGGCTCCCTGTCAAAGCCCCCGTCTGCCCCGTACAAGCCGCCACAGATACCCCCGTTGCCAGCGGAGATAGCGTTCAAACAAGTGCCGAACTTGACGGAGAGACTGCTAAATCTCTTGTCGCCATCACAGACGATGGAGACAAAGCCATCAGGCAACTGAATGCTTGCATTGATGCTTACAACACTGTTTATGAAACATTGAACAAATCACGTTAAGATTCATGCTGTTGTCATTGATTTAGTTTAATTTCAGGCAACTTCACTGGAGTTGTCATGCCAAAACCTGTTTACAGCGATGAAGAATTCATTGAGCTTTGGAGAACATACCAATCGGGTTCTGTCATGGCAAAAGCCATTGATATGGATTTGCGTAGTATTCTTAGGCGCAAAAATGCTATAGAACTTAGGTATGGCGAAAATCTTAAGTCAAAGAACAATCCCACCCAAACTGTAAAATTAAATGCAGCTAGGAAAGAACTAGGGATTGAGAATGGCGTTGTTCTGGTGTTTAGTGATGCTCACTTCTGGCCTAGTGTCCATACAACAGCGTATAAGGGTCTTCTTTGGGCGATTAAAGAGTTTCAACCCAAGGCTGTCATTGCCAATGGAGATGTATTTGATGGCGCTAGTATTAGCCGTTTTCCTCGTATTGGATGGGATTCAACGCCATCGGTAATACAAGAGTTAAAAGCCTGTGAAATAGCCCTTGGTGAGATTGAGGAAGCT